AGTCATATTAACACGGAGTACAATTAAAGTACAATTATTTTTATGGATCAAATAACAATAGATCAAACGGCAGCAGATAAGATCAAGTCTCTATTAAAAGAAGAGGATGTTCCAAACCTTATGTTACGTATATTCGTATCAGGAGGAGGATGTTCTGGATTTCAATATGGATTCACATTTGACGATAATCAAAATGAAGACGACTTTGTCATAGAACAGCATGAAGTTAAGTTATTAATAGATGCTATGAGTATGCAGTATTTAGCTGGATCTCAAATAGCATATGAAACATCTCTAGCAGCATCTCAATTCACAATAAAAAATCCAAACGCGACGTCTAAATGCGGGTGTGGTTCTTCATTCTCAGCATAAGGCATAATATGGCATATTCGGATAAAGTATTAGATCACTATGAAAACCCAAGAAATGTGGGGTCTTTAGATAAAGAATCAATAAGTGTAGGTACTGGTATGGTAGGAGCTCCAGCTTGTGGAGATGTGATGAAGCTTCAAATAGAAGTAGAAGGAGAGACCATAATTGATGCAAAATTTAAGACGTATGGCTGTGGTTCTGCTATTGCTAGTTCTAGTCTTGTCACCGAGTGGCTCAAAGGCAAGACGTTGGATGAGGCACAAACAATCAAGAACTCCGATATCGCAGAAGAACTTGCGTTACCGCCCGTCAAGATACATTGTTCAGTACTTGCAGAAGATGCAATCAAAGCCGCGATTACGGATTATAGAAATAAAATAAAATAATTTTACTTTATACTCATTATGTAGTACAATGGTCTTAATTATTAATAAAGGTGAAACACATCATGGCTGAGAAAAAACCAGTCCACTACGTAAACAATCCAGACTTCCTTGAAGCAGTTAAGAAGTATAAGAAGCAGGTTGCTGAAGCAGAGGCATGTGGAGATCCAAAACCCCAGATATCAAACTACCTTGGTGAGTGTATACTTAAGATAGCTACTAAGCTTGCTAATAGACCAAACTTCATCAACTATTCCTATAAAGATGACATGATCCTCGACGGCATCGAGAACTGTATCATGTACTTTGATAACTTTGATCCTGAAAAATCATCTAATCCTTTCAGTTACTTTACACAGATAATCTACTATGCATTCCTTAGACGTATAGAAAAAGAAAAGAAACAATCATATATCCGTGGTAAACTAATTAGAGACGTAACAGTAGAATCCTTTGAAACACAAGGTTCAGATAACGATGAAGATTTTCAAAACTCCTACATCGGGTTTATGCAACAACATGGTACGTTCGATGAAGGGTTTGAAGAGCGTATGAAGAAAAAGAAGAAAAAGAAAAAAGACGACACGATTACATTAGATACTTTTATTGAGGACGAGTTTAGTGAGTAAATTTATTGTGTTAGGAGACTGTCACTTTGGTGTTAGAGGCGATTCATTAAAGTTCCATGCATACATGGAGAAGTTTTATAGAGACTTCCTATTCCCATACATGGAGCAAAATCAAATCAAAGTCATCTATCAATTAGGTGATCTATTCGACCGTCGTAAGTTTGTTAACTTCAATACACTCGCTGAATGTAAACGATACTTCTTTGATGAACTAAAGACAAGAGGCATCCAACTAATAACTCTATTAGGTAACCACGATATATTTTGGAAAGAATCACTAGCTGTCAATGCACAATCATTGATACTTGGTGAGTATGATAATATTACAGTGATCGATAAACCTACACGTATGCACGAAGATAATGCTTCTATCGATCTTATACCATGGATTTGTAAGGAGAATGAGAATGATGTATTTGAGTTTATTGATAGCAGTAAATCTGATCTCTGCTTGGGTCATTTTGAGATAGCAGGATTCCCGATGTACCGAGGTATGCACTCAGAAGAAGGTCTATCTCATGAGATGTTTGCAAAGTATGAACGTGTATTATCTGGTCACTACCATACAAGATCAAAGCAAGAAAACATCGAGTATGTTGGCACTCCATACGAGATGACATGGCAAGATGCTAGTGATCCAAAAGGATTCTCAGTATTCGACACAGAGACAAGACAGTTAGAGTTTCATCAAAACCCTTTCACTATACATGAAAAGATCGAGTATAATGATAAGGATGTAGAGCCAATCGATCTTACAACAATTGAAATAAAGGATAAGTACATTAAGTTGGTCGTTATAAATAAAACCGATCTCTATAAGTTTGATAGGTTTGTAAACCAGTTGTACGAACAAGAACCATATGAAGTCAAGATCATTGAAGACCTGTCAGAGTTTAACGAAGGTACGATCGACGCAGAGATTAGTCTTACTGATACTCTTAGTATTGTTGACAGTTATATTGATTCCCTCCAAGCGGAAGGAAATAAAGAAGCTATTAAATCTTTCGTAAAAGGATTATACATTGAAGCAATTAATCAGGAGGCTGTTTGATAATTTTTAAATCTATATCATGGCGTAATTTTTTAAGTACAGGCAACGTAGGAAATAAAGTAGAACTAAACGGTCACTCAACAACCTTAATCGTTGGGAAAAACGGTGAAGGTAAGTCCACTATCCTTGATGCACTTACCTTCTCACTGTTCAATAAACCATTTCGTGATATCAATAAGAACCAACTTGTTAACTCTATCAATCAAAAGAACTGCGTAGTTGAGATTGAGTTTGACATTGGTCCTATCCAATATAGAGTAGTACGCGGTATCAAACCTAATATCTTTGAGATATATCAGAACGGAACCATCATCAACCAAGATGCAGCCGTAAAAGATTATCAAAAAGTCCTCGAACAGCAGATCCTAAAACTTAATTATAAAACCTTCACCCAGGTAGTGATATTAGGATCTGCTTCCTTTGTACCGTTCATGCAATTACCTGTATGGCAAAGACGTGAAGTCATCGAAGATATCCTTGACATCAAGGTATTCTCAACGATGAATACTATCCTCAAAGAAAAGATAGCAGAGAACAAAGAAGAGCTATCTGCAGTAGAGACTGCGATACGTATCATCACCGAACAAGCTAAAGCTCAAAAGAGTTTGATTGATTCATTACAAAACTCTAAAGATCAAAACGTACAGATACTACGAAATAAGATCGATGCCAACATCAACGAGATAAATGATAAGACTCAGCTAGTAGATCTCATGAACAAAGACATCGAACAGTTGAATGCTAAACTACATGATAAAGCTGATGTAGATAAAAATATTGATATGTGTAAATCAAACATGAATAAGCTATCACAAAAGCTTACACAAGTTGATGAGCATATCGAGTTCTTTACAAGTAATGAGACGTGTCCATCGTGTGAGCAAGGTATACAGCACGAACATAAAGATAAAATCATTAGTAAGATAACTGAAAGTAAACAACAGATCACCAGTAACATGGATACATTGAACTCAGCTTATACTAAGTTGAGTGTAGACCTACAAGAGAAACAAGACATCTTAAATCAAATACAAGATAAGAACATCTCTATATCTACAGAGATCAATGGTATGAACATGCTTATCAAAGCAAACCAACAACTCGAGAAAGAGATCAACGAGTTATCTGTACAAGGTGATATTGATGTAGAGAAAGATAAGATCAAGTTACTCGCTAACGATGCATTAGCAAAGAATGAAGTAAAGATGGGTCTGATGAAAGAGAAACAACTACAAGAGATCTCCGGCGTACTGCTTAAGGATACTGGTATCAAGACTACTATCATTAGAGAATATCTACCAGCAATGAACAAACTAATTAACATGTATCTGTCCGCAATGGACTTCTTTGTTAAGTTTGAATTAGACGAATCTTTCAACGAGAAGATCAAGTCTAGATTTAGAGACGAGTTTACGTATGCCTCATTCTCTGAAGGAGAGAAGATGCGTATAGATCTCGCAATCTTGTTCACTTGGCGTCAGATCGCTAAGATGAAAAACTCAGTCAACACCAACCTATTATTACTAGATGAGATATTTGATTCTAGTCTTGATGTGGCTGGTACTGATTACTTCCTATCTGTGATGGATACGTTGGGCGAAAATACCAATGTGTTTGTTATATCTCATAAGGGTGATGTCCTCTTGGATAAGTTTAAGAATAACTTACGCTTTGAAAAGACTAATGATTTTAGTACCTTGGTGACTAATTCATAAGTTATTGATTTATATAGCAATTTAGCTATGTACTTTAATTAAAATCCAGGGTATAATGTTTCTTTAACCTGGAGAGACTTATGACTACACAAATCACTTATTACTTACAATTTTCACCATCACAAAACCGCTTAATTATTGACTCATCACTATCCAATAATTGCGAGCTCAAAGAATCTACCCTAGCATCATCCTGGGTGCAAGCAAAATACAACTTTGGCTACCCATTAACATCATTCCAAGAATATCTTTTAAATCAATAACTTACATAATTATCTATATAAATCAATAACTTAAGGGCTATGTACTTTAAATAGCCTTTATAGTATAATGGTTATATTAATTGGAGAGATTGATGACAAAAACTGACTTAGTAGCAAAATTATTAGCAAACGAAAACCTTACTGTTATACAGGCACCTGTACATACAGCTTCGTTTGACATCAAGAACCGTGTCCTAAGACTTCCACAATGGAAGGACATGACTGACGATCTTATTGATATGTTAGTTGGTCATGAAGTAGGTCACGCGCTTTACACTACTCTTGAAGAGTATTCAACTAAAAACCCTTATAAAGATACCCCTCACTTCTCAGGCTATATGAACGTGCTTGAGGATGTACGTATCGAGAAGCTTATGAAGCGCAGATATCCTGGTCTTCGTAAGTCATTCAACTTAGGTTATAAAGAACTTAATAATCGAGACTTCTTTGGTGTAGCTAACGGTTTCAAAGATATGTTACTCATCGATAAGATCAACCTATATTTCAAAGCTGGTTATTCATGCGGTGTTACTTTTAATGCTGAAGAGAAAGCATTCGTAAGACGTGCTGAAGAGACTGAGACATGTAAAGATGTGATCGCGTTAGCTAAAGAGATCTATGACTATTCTAAGAAAGCTATGGAAGACAAGATCGAAGAGATGAAAGCATTGTCAGACGATCACGAAGAGTATGAAGAGGAAGAGTCTCAAGAGCCAGGTAATTCACAGATGCAAGACTTTGATGCAGATGAGGAAGAGACTGATCAGATCGAAGACGAGCAATCATCACCATCAACTAAATCGGATCCGCTTCAAGATCTTGAAGACTCACTCGAAGATCAGTTAGAGTCACAGACTGAAAAGAACTTAGATAAGAAGCTTCAAGAATTAGCTGATACTTCAATCGAATACAAGTACATCACTATCCCTAAACAATTTAAGGTCAACCCATTGGTTACCTATAAGGAAGTATTTGCAGAGCATGCAGAATACGAAGTAGAATGGAATGCTAGTGGTGCTTCAGTGATTAATGATGATGACATTGAACGCGCTGAGAAGTTTAAAGCATCATCTAAGAACGTAGTTAGCTACTTAGTAAAAGAATTCGAGATGCGTAAGTCAGCACAAAACTATAAACGTGCTAAGGTCGCAAAGACTGGTTCATTGGATGGTAAAAAGCTTTATGCTTATAAACTAAACGATGACATATTCAAACAAGTTATGTCTATCCCTAACGGTAAAAGCCATGGTATGATATTCTTATTGGATTGGTCAGCTTCAATGGATCATGTGTTAAGACCAACGATCGAGCAAGTCGTATCATTAGCAATGTTTTGTAGAGGTGCTCAGATCCCATTCCAAGTATTTGCATTCACAAACGGTTGGTCTGATACTAAGTACAGAAACGCTGATGGTACCCGTATGATGACAGCAGGTGAATCTGAAGTTGACACGTTTGGTCTTACTATGATGGAGTTATTCTCATCTAAGATGACTCAATCAGAATTTAATAAGATGATCACCATCACTTTATCAAGGTTATTCTATAACCTTCGCAACTTTAAAACATCTGGTACTCCATTGAATTCTGCGTTAGCATGGTTATACAACTACATCCCAGAATTTAAGAGTAAGAACGGTACAGAAAAGATGACGCTCATCACATTGACTGACGGTGAAGGCGAGTACTTAAGAACTGGATTTGATCAGATCAGGATGAAACGAAACTATAATGGCAAAGACTATGTTACTGTCAAGCCGTTCTTATCTGATACAGTAACTCGTAAGAACTATCCAATGTCAGAGAACGCAGAGCAAACTAAGTCACTTTTACAGATGATTAAGGATAGACATGCTATCACTACTGTAGGATTTTACATCACACGACCAACGTTCAGATATCTACACAATGCATTCGTAGCTCATTATGGTCATGGCTCACACATCTCAGCTATGGGTATCGAAGACATGAAGAGAGATCTTCGTAAGAATGGCTTTGCATCAATGAAGGATACAGGTCGGGACGAGCTCTTCATAGTGGCTGAATCCAGAGCTAAGATTGAGGATGACAAAGAGCTTTCTATAGGTAAAAAGGAAAGCGCATCCAGGATCGCCCGGGAGCTCACCAAGATGCTCTCAAATAAGAAGACCAGTCGCATATTGCTTAATCAGTTTATAGGGCTGGTGGCATAAAGCTAATGAAATCAATAACTTATGAAAAAGACTATTGGAATCATATATTTAGGGCCTATGTACATTAATTCATATTCAGTATATAATGGTTTTGTTAATTGATAACGGAGAGACTACATTATGAGATATAAAAGTGAACAAAAGCTTGAAGTTCAAGCTAAACTATTCGAGACCTATCCAGGTCTAGTTAAAACCCCTGAGATCAGTAAGACCGATCTTATGGCTGTGGTAAATTCATTAGGGTATGATACGATGCCTTGGTTCATGATTGCTGGTCAGGTGTCACGTGGTGTTTATAACGTGAAGGTGCCTTCAGTAATTCCAAAGCCAGTGCTTTCAGTGGTTCAAACCCCAGTAAAAATTGAAAGCCAAGCTATCGTAAACTTCGATAGACCTGAGACATTAATCCCAGCCAAGGACCCAAACTATGTACCATTTGGCAACTATTCAGATCTCGAGATGATCATCAAAGCTGGACTTTTCTATCCATCTTATATTTCCGGCCCTACGGGTAACGGTAAGTCAACCATGATCGAGCAGATCTGCGCTAAATTTGGTAAGCCACTTATTCGTGTTAACCTTAACATGATGTCTGACGAAGAGCAACTTATTGGTGCTAAGACACTTATTAATGGTAACGTGGAGATCGTGGAAGGCCCAGTATTGATTGCTCTACGTAACGGTTATACATTATTGCTTGACGAAGTGGATGCTGGTTCAGCTAACACACTATTGTGTTTACAGCCTATCCTCGAAGGCAAGCCTTACTACTTCAAGCTTAAGAACGAGGTTATAGTTCCAGCTGCTGGCTTTAACATCATTGCTACAGCTAACACAAAGGGTAAAGGTTCAGACGATGGCCGATACATCGGCACAAACGTACTTAACGAAGCATTCCTCGAGCGTTTCGCAGTGACATTCGAACAAGAGTATCCTAATGCATCAGTCGAGATGAAGATCGTTAAGAACCTTATGAAGCATTATAACTGTGAGGACCAAGACTTTGCAGACACATTGATTAAATGGGCTGATGCTATCCGTCGCACATTCGAAGACGGTGGTGTAGACGAGACTATTACAACACGTCGTATGACTCATATCGTACGAGCATTCTCAATCTTCAAAAAGAAGGAGAAAGCAATTGAGTTATGCTGTAATCGTTTCGATCCACAAACCAAAGCTGCATTCATGGATGTATTTGATAAGATCTCAAACCCAGCTCCTGAAGTTGATCCTAACATGACTACGTTTACAGCAGATAATGCTGCACCAAGTATCACAGAAGCTTATGATGCTTCAACGACAAGTCAGACAGTAACTACTACGGTTACCAACGATGCAATTTAAGGAACTGAAACCAACACAGAAGCAATACGTGATCGAGGTGATGAACCGCTTCGATCATGAGTATGAAGATATAACATTGCAAGATATGGAGTTCTATCATACTGAGATGCTTCAAACAAGGAATGCTGGATGCCCTAAGTTAGGTTATCCAAATTGGCTGATTAAGCCAGAAAACAAGAAAGCAAAAGGTGTTTATGGATTTCCGAGACCCACTGACTCGGAATTGGAAGATTATCACAGTGGAAATGTAGAAGCGGTGGTGAACTTATCTAAGTTCTCACCATTATTAAATAACGTGATCAAGGAGTATGGCCTAAAGCCATAATATATTATGAACAAAATTATCAAAAAATTATTTAACTTTAATTCAAAACCAGTGTATAATGGTTCTGTATTCGGTAAGACTAGCGACAATCTTATCAGTATTTCCCGTAACGTCGCATATCCAAGGGAGCAATAGTATGTCAGCAACAACATCATTAATTAAATATCTTAAATCAGGTAAAACTGTAACTGCTAAGCAAATCACTGCACGTTTCGGTCTTGCTAATCCACACGAAGCTGTTCGTCAGTTACGTATCAAAGGTTATGCAGTTTATGCTAACTCTGGTAAAATGTGGAACGGTGAGCCAACAGTGCGTTATACTTTAGGTACACCTTCACGTAAGATGATCGCTGCAGCTTACTCAGTATTAGGTGCTTCAGCATTCTAAGAGTATTAACTCTAGTAAGTCAGCACGAGGAGGCGCAATGCCTCCTCTCTTTAGAGTTCTTAACTGAGAGTTCTAAACAGAGGAGACACGATGACTAAAGACGAATTAAAGATTTCGCAGAGTAAAGACCACAAAGGTGGACGCAAATTCGATGGTGGTAAGTTGCAATATGGACTTATTCCACCTCTCGCTTTACGCGAGACTGTTAAAGTATTGACATTTGGCGCAGAGAAGTATGAGCCTGATAATTGGCGTAGAGTACCAGATGGCAATCGTAGGTATTTTGATGCAGCACAGAGACACCTGTGGGCATATAAAGAAGGTGAGATGTATGATCCTGAAACAGGAGTCAATCATATAGCTCATGCGATTTGTTGTTTAATGTTTATGTTAGATCTTGATGAAGGAAAATATAATGAAACTAAGTAAAGAAACATTGGCACTGATTAAAAACTATGCCTCAATCAATAACAACTTGTTATTTAAACCAGGTAATGTACTATCTACAATTGCAGTAAGTAACACCATCATGTCATCATGTACAGTTACTGAAACATTCCCTAATGAGTTCGGTATCTATGATGTGAACGAGTTCCTTGCTGTGCTATCATTGTTCGAAGATCCTGATCTTGAGTTCTCTGAAAAGACAGTGTCTATCAAACAAGGTAACAGCAGCATTAAGTATTTCGCTGCAGCACCAAACTCTATCGTTGTGCCTAAGAAAGAGATCATATTCCCAGACGCCGAGATCAACTTCAAGCTTGAAGCATCTGTATTAGCTATGATCCTCAAGACTGCGCCTATCCTTAAATCTACAGATGTGGCACTGCTGGGTGATGGATCAACCATTAATGTGGTAGTTGGTGATAAGAAGAATGCAACATCTAATGCTTACACATATACCTTAGGTACGACGACATCTGTGTTTAAGGTCAACCTCAAGATCGAGAACCTTAAGATGGTACCAGGTGACTATGATGTTTCTATCTCATCTAAAAAGATCTCACGCTTTAAAGGTGCTGGTGATCTAGTGTACTATGTAGCTATTGAAGCTGATTCAACATTTGAAGCGTAAGCTAATTTATATTATGGAGATATTATGGAATATTTATGGGTTGAACGCTACAGACCTCAGACGATCGAAGATTGTATTTTACCAAAGAACTTAAAAGAAACATTCAAGCAGTTCGTCCAAACCGGTGAACTGCCTAACTTCTTATTTTGTGGTACGGCAGGTGTGGGTAAGACTACCGTTGCCAAAGCATTATGTAACGAGATCGGAGCCGAGTATCTTCTCATAAACGGATCCGAAGAATCTGGTATCGATGTCCTTCGAACCAAGATCAAATCCTTTGCCTCAACAGTATCGTTGACTGACGCTAAGAAGGTCATCATACTAGACGAAGCAGACTATCTAAACCCAAATTCTACACAACCAGCGCTTAGAGCATTCATCGAAGAGTTCTCTAACAACTGTCGTTTCATCTTTACATGTAACTATAAGAACCGTATCATTGAACCACTCCACTCAAGATGTAGTGTGATTGACTTCAAGATCGAGAACGCTGAGAAGCAGGAGATCGCAGCATCGTTCTTTAAACGTACCATGAACATCTTAAAGCAAGAGAACGTTGAAGCGGACCAAAAGGTGGTAGCAGAGCTGGTGACCAAACACTTCCCCGATTGGAGACGTGTACTAAACGAGTTACAAAGGTATTCAGTATCAGGTAAGATCGACTCTGGTATCCTCGTAAACATGACTGAGGACTCCTTCAAAGAACTAATCAAGAACATGAAGGAAAAGAACTTCACTGAAGTTAGGAAATGGGTAGCTAAGAATGGAGACTCAGAGACTATAAATATATTTAGGCAATTATACGACACAGCTTCAGTAAACATGGAGCCAGCTAGTATCCCGCAATTGGTATTAATACTTGCTGACTATCAGTATAAAGCTGCGTTCGTTGCAGATCATGAACTAAACCTCATGGCTGCACTTACGGAGGTTATGTCATCATGCAAGATGAAGTAAAAAGAGAATACGACTCAGACGATTGGGACAAAGCATCATACCTAATCGAACGAGGTTTTGTACAGATGAATCCAGCTGGAGACAAGATGGATAATATCCGGGAAACAGCGATAGCTATCCATAATGTTAAGATGCGCGGCTATGACGAGTACATCAAAAATGGAGGTATACCACCGTTTGAAGGGAAGTCATGAACTATTTTCTTACATTCGTGGTAGGACTTATAATAGGTTGGATAGCACTTAAGATCCTTATATATTATAAAGTGCAAAAGATCTTAGGTAATATTGCTGATGCTCCATTACCTCAAAAAAAGATAGTTAATATAAACTTTGTTAAGATGGAACATGCCATACTAGCATATAATAGAGACACCCAACAGTTCTTAGCACAAGGTAATACAAGAGGCGAGATAACCGCATTACTACAAAAACGGTTTCCCGATACAAATTTCATGGCAAACAAACAAAATCTTGAAGAGGTAGGTTTAAAATGAGTAATATTGAGACAGTATTTTTAAGTGAATACTTTGGCCAAGATAATGGCAAGACAGCAAAGGTTAATAAGTGGGGTAGATGGTTTATAGCAGAACTATACCAAGATGGAAAGTTAGTCAGACGAGATTCCCAGTTACAAGAAGACCATGCAGAAGCTGCAGCAGAGGAATGGGTAAATGACACCATTTGATTTCCTTAATGCTATAAACGAAAACAAGAAGGACTTATTTCAGGATCCACAGGCATCCAAGGACTATGCTCCTTTCATGATCAACCGTGGGTTATCGTTCTTCCCGGATACAGTGATGTATGCCAACGAGATGAACATGCACGCCCAGATCCCTACACAGTGGCAGTTTGAATTCCTCAAGAACTCCATCCCTAAAAAAAAGAGGTTCTCCAAGTGGCACAAGAGGGATGCAACCACAGACCAAGTCAAGCTTATCATGAAGCACTATAACTACTCTGAGAAGAGAGCACATGAAGTCCTCAGTATCCTATCCACAATGCAGATGGAGGAGATCAGGCAAGCCTATGATAAGGGTGGTAGAAACTAATAGTCTTATAAATATATAATGTAATCAATAAAGAAAGATTTATAATGACAAGTATTATGATATATTATGATTGGACACCAGATGCAATGTTAGAAGTTGACTTGATCGAACCGGATAACTTCCTCAAAGTCAGAGAGACTCTAACTCGCATAGGTATAGCAAGTCGAAAAGACAAAAAGCTATTCCAATCATGCCACATACTACATAAACAAGGAAAGTACTTCATAGTACATTTCAAAGAATTATTTGCCCTAGATGGTAAAGAGTCTGATATCTCTATGTCTGATATCGAGAGACGAAATATTATAGCCGAACTATTACAAGATTGGGGATTATTAAAGATCCTCGACAAAGCTAAGGCAGAACCCAAGGCGTCCTTATCTCAGATTAAGGTCGTGTCCTTCAAAGAGAAGGGTGAATGGGAGTTAGTGCCTAAGTATAATATTGGTGGCATCAAGAGAGCCCCAAAAGAATAAGCACCGGATTACTATTATTTAATACTTTTAACTAGCCCCTTTTTAATAGTATTGAATAAGTAATAATGTATAGGAAACTATACTGTAATATGAGCCTCAAGTTAGACCTTTGCGAAAGCATCTCTAACGATCTGAGTTTATAAATTTTTATAAACAAAGGAGAAATACTATGTGGACAAAACCTCAAGCTACTGAAATGCGCTTTGGATTAACGTTTTAAGTCCAAATAAAATTGGGTGAACTGCTGGAAACTCTTACTATTAAGTTAAAGACAATCAGCATCCAAGCTAAGTAGGAATATTTAGAAGGTTCAACGACTAACAGCGTACCACTAGACCAGTGATGAGGCTGACAAGAGCGCCCAACAAGAGATAAATCTTTTGATGATATAGTCTGAACAATATGGAAACATATTGAAGGTATGGATAAAGAGCCTACCGTTAACAAAATGTTGAAGTTACAATGTATGTAATGAATAAGTAATTATTCAGGTACATGGACTGGGGAAACTCGGTCGGTAGGAAGGGGGCTTAAAACGTCCCCTTTTTATTTGTTACAAATTGTTACAATTGGGCCTATGTACAATAATTAATAAATATGGTACAATGGTCTCAGAATAGGAGAAGTACAATGAAAAAACTTATAGCAGTATTAGCATTAGCGACAGCATCAACCTCAGCATTCGCAGGTTATCATGGCGGATATGGCGGCTATTATGGTGGTTACCATGGTGGGTATTATCATGGAGGTGGTGTAAATTGGGTTGCTCCAGCTTTAATTGGTGGAGTTATCGGTTACGAACTAGCGCAACCACGTTATGTACAACCAGCACCTACAGTGATCTATCAACAAGCTCCAACTGTATATCAAAACTGTACAGCATGGGTTGAGTCAGTAGATCAATATGGTAACGTGACTAGAACGAGAACTTGTTACTAATGGCTGAATTTAATCGTAAACCTAGGCCAAAACAAAGTGACTCTAAACAAGGGTTATTTGTAGACGTACAAGAAGGCCAATTTGAAAAAGCTTTTCGTAAGTTTAGAAACAAAGTAGAAGACTCAGGGCTTCTGATTGAAATAAGAGAACGTATGGAGTATGAAAAGCCGTGTGTAGCTCGTAAGAAAGCAAAGAGTCAGGCGAAGAAACGTTGGTTGAAAAAAGTAGCATCAAGTCAACCACCTAAAAAATTATATTAAGGAGAAAATTATGGGAAACCGTGATAAGAAAAAAGAAAGCAAAGGTCGTCCAAAAAAAGATAAGTTGCCAAAATAATGGCAGCAAAGAATGATATCACCGGTGACAGCATCTTATCTAAGACTGCCACCAAAGAATTTGATAAGAACTTTGATGCGATTGACTGGTCAGTTAAGCTTGACACACCACAAGACGGTGATCAAAGATTAAATAATGTAGGTCAACTTGAACGTTATTATGGAGGACAGTGGAATGCAACAGCACAAAAAGAAAGCTGATTTACCAAGAGTAGACGTAGCAGCAGTACTTGCAGCACATGAAAAGACTCGTGAAGGTAACCGTTATACGATGATCCTTGAAGCTGCCTATAGAGCAAGAGACATTGAAAAACGTCGAGACTTTCTAGACCGCAAAGCAGAGAAGCTCCACTATTATGGCTATAAGCCAATCAACCAAGCACTACAAGACATCATAGATGACGCAGCCTAATTATACTCAACGAGAATGTGACAGAGTATGCGGTATCGGTAGTCCTCCTGCACCATTAACTCGTAAACAAAAACTTAAAAAAGCAATCCTCCGGATTATAAATAAGATTTGGTAGGACACTCTTACCAACCTATTGCCTTCGGGGATAGGATTTTGTTAAACTCGCTTAATTAAGGAGAAACTATATGCGAACAACAAACGTTTCATTTGGCCCTATTTGGCCATCATCAGTTGGTTTTGATAACATCATCGGAGAGCTAGACGCACTCTTAAATGCTCAAGCACCAACATCAACCTTCCCACCTCATAACATTATTAAAGTAGACGATTACAACTACATCGTAGAATTGGCAATTGCTGGCTTTGATAAGCAAGAGGTAACTATCACCCTTAAAGATTCAGTGCTTGAGATCAAAGGTCAAAAAAACCCAGATCGAGAAGACACTCAATACTTACATAAGGGTATTGGTACAAGATCATTCGTTAAGACTATCAAGCTTGCTGACACAGTAGAAGTAGTAGGATCAGCTGAAATTGAAAATGGTATCTTACGTATCGCTCTTTGTAATGTTATCCCAGACTCTAAGAAACCTCGTAGCATTCCGATCACAGATGGTGTAAAGCCAGCTGCTAATATCGACCGTGTTAGAGAACTCTTAAATGAAAGAGATAACCCAACTGACTACGCTAAAGATGCTAATTACGCCTCTGGTCAACAGTACGATATGGATAGTTAAAGG